TCCTGCCGTACAAAATTCGCGTGGTGGCCAGGATCAACGCCGGTCCGGATTCCGGACTCACCCAAGTCGCCGCGCAGAAATTGCTGCAAGGCTATGCAGCGTCCTGCCATCGCCTGGAAGGACGGGTGGATCCGAGCTGGATCGACTATTCCATCCACAGCGCAGGTGCCGCGCAGCTGCAGATCCTTGAGCCGCTCGCGCCGATTGTTGCGACGGCCTTTCAGGCGCCTTATTGCTCCGGCGTTGAAGTGGAGGTGCGCACGCTATGAGTGAGCGCAAACCGAGCCTATTGCCCACGAACAGTTCGCCGTTGGAAAAAGCCTTGGATCAAGGTTTCGGTCAGCTACTTGAGCGGATCACCCCACCATTTCCCGAACTGATGGATCCAACGCAAACCCCAGCAGATTTTTTGCCGTACCTGGCGGCTGATCGCGGGGTTAACGAGTGGAGTTCTAGCGCTGCCGAGGCTGAAAAACGCGCAACGGTACAGCTTGCCTGGCCGACGGCCCGACAGGCAGGCACCCGCAAGGCGCTGGAGAACGCAGCCAAAGGCTTGCAACTGATCCCCGAGGTGCGGGCCTGGTACGAACAAACACCGCGAGGCAAACCCTACAGCTTTTCTCTGCGGGCCTATTCCGAGCTGCCCTACAGCGAAGAGATCGATGAACGCCTTGATCGACGCCTGGCGGACGCCAAAAGCGAGCGCGACATTTTCACCGTCACGGTCGGCTTGAGTGCGTTTGGCCGCCATTCCATTGGCGCCGCGACTGTCTGTGGTGAGCTGACCACTATCTATCCGATTGTTATCGAGGGGCTTGAAGCTTCCGGCATGGCCTTTGTGGCGGCCGGGTTCTACAGCGTCGAAACCGCCACTATCTATCCAAAGGGGTCCTAAATGGCCGACTTTTATACCCTGCTGACCAATACAGGGATTGCTTATGAAACTGCCTGCAAAGCGGCTGGCGTCCCGATCAAACTTGCGCAAATTTCGGTCGGCGACGGCAATGGTGCCGTCTACAACCCCGATGCCACCGCAAAAGCACTGAAACGTGAAGTGTGGCGCGGGCCGCTGAATGCGCTGTTTCAGGATGAGAAAAATCCGAGCTGGTTGCTGGCTGAGGTGACGATTCCACCAGAGGTCGGTGGTTGGTATGTGCGCGAGGCCGGTCTTTGGACGGACACCGGGATTCTTTATGCGATCGTTAAGTATCCGGAGTCGTTCAAACCGGTGTTAGCTACATCTGGATCGGGGAAAGAGTTTTATATTCGGTCAATTTTCGAGACCAGTAATGCGTCGCTTGTGACGTTGTTGATTGATGACACGGTCGTCAAGGCAACGCGGGCTTGGGTGACGGGCTATGTGGCGGATGAGTTGGCCAAGCTAGATTTCAAACAGTCTGTACGTGTGGCAAGTACAGCCAATATCACGTTGAGTGCGCCACAAATAATTGATGGTGTGGCTGTTGTTGCGGGTGATCGGGTGCTCGTAAAAAATCAGACAGATGGGAAAGACAATGGGCTGTATGTCGTAGCGGGTGCTGCATGGAGTCGAGCAAAAGATGCCGACTCTAGTGCAAAAGTGACACCTGCGATGACGGTATCGGTTGAGCAGGGAGCGACGCTTGCCGATACGACTTGGCAGTTGGTCACGGATAGTACGGTAGTTCTTGGCACCACGGCGCTGACCTTTCAGAACATTACGTTTGGATTTGCCCCCCTTAAGTCGCCGGCTTTTATGGGTAACCCTACAACACCTACAGCACCTCTGTTCGACGTGAGCAATACGTTGGCGAGTACTGAGTTTGTACAGCGAGCGCTGGGTAACTACGGCAGTGTTTCAGTACTGTCTGTTAGTGAAACGCTAACATCACAATTTTTTGGAAGAGTGTTGTTGCTCAATTCAGGGGCTGAATTTGCTGTAACTCTGCCACCCTCAAGTTCCGGGCCGATAGGAAGTGTGATTTCTATCAAGAACGTCGGCACGGCAAACGCGAAATTAGTTACTTCGGGTTCTGATACTTTGGCAGTGATTTCAATAAGGCCCCTAACTAGCATAATTGTCCCCCCTGGGTCGTCGGTTGACTTGGTGTTACAGGGGACAAATTACTTTTTGTCGGGGGCGGCGACGCTTAAATTTTGCCAAGAGTTTTCCTCATTACTCACCCGAAGCGGTTACCAAAAACTGCCAAGTGGGCTTATTCAGCAATGGGTAGAAGGTATTTGCGATAGCAGAGGCAACATGACTCTGTCTCTTCCTATCACGTTTCCAAATGCAATCCTCGGTGGCATAGCTAACGAACGGTCGCCAGGTGGCTGGACTGAGACGTTCACTACTGTTTGGGCATTTGATATTGATAAGAGCACAAAATCTATAGCTGCTGCGCAGGTTCGAAGCGTTATACCTTCGGGTCCTAATACGGGTGGTGTAATCGCAGGACGTATTCTTGTGTGGGGATATTAATATGAGAAGTTATTTCTTTAATCCAAAAACGTTGGGTTTTTTTATACTGGAGGCTGATGTGGGTGTACCTCCAGAAGATACGGTAGCTATCACGGTTGATGAGTATATCTCCTTATTTGATGGGCAAGCCGCCGGAAAACGAATTGCTGTAACTCCAGAAGGATTACCTTGTCTTGAAGCGGCCGTGCCTCCGACGGAAGAACAACTTTCCGATATCGAACGACAGTGGCGTGCGGGGCTGCTTATTGTCACTGATGGGGTTGTGGTGCGGCATCGGGATGAGTTGGAAAGTGGTTCGTCGACCACATTGACCTCTGCTCAATACGATGAACTTCAAGCGTATCGCCGTTTGCTGCGTAACTGGCCAGCAGACACCCAGTTTCCTTTGCAAGAAAATCGTCCATCTGTTCCAGATTGGCTAGTCGCGCAGCTCCGATAAATGCCATTTCACGACAGGGTGTTTTCCTTGTCGATGGTTTAACAAACCTAAAACCGCCCTGCGGTTTTTTTATGCCCGGAGATCCACCTATGGCCACCCGCCAAACCTACACCGTCCTCATCCCATTCCCAACCGAAGCTGGCCATTGGTCCGCCGTCGGCGAGGAACTGGACCTGCTGGACGTGGAAGCATCCGCCCTGCGCACCGCTGGCCGCCTGGAACTGACCAGCGTCCTCAACGCCACCCCGGCCAAAAAGGCCACTACCAAGAAGGCTGACTAACCATGGCTGAGGTTCTGAACTTCGAGCACAACGGCATCACCGTCAATGCCACTGAATCCCCCGAGGCCATGGGTGGCCTCGGCGATAACGTGATCGGCCTGGTCGGCACCGCGCCGAATGCCCATGCGTCGATCCCGAAAAACGCGCCATTCCGTATCAACAGTTTCACCACCCAGGCGCTGCTGGACCCTACCGGTGCGGAGTCTGGCACGCTGTTCCACGCGGTCTACCAGATCCTCAAAGTGGTCAAGGTGCCGGTCTACGTGGTGATCGTGGAGGAGGGCGCCACCCCGGCGGACACCCTCAATAATGTAATCGGCGGCAACGAGCCGGTCACCGGTCGCAAGCTGGGCCTCGCGGCACTGGCCAGCGTGCCGGAAGACCTGACCATCATCGGCGCCCCAGGCTTCACCGGCACCAAGGCCGTGGCCGGTGAGTTCGCGGCCTTCGGCAAGCGCATCAAGGCCCGCGTGGTGCTGGATGGCAAGGACGCGGCGGTGGCCGACCAGGTGACCTACAGCGGTGAACTGGGCGGTGCCGAGCTTGGTTTCGACCGTTGCCTGCTGGTGCACAACATGCCGTCGGTGTACTCCAAGGCGGCGAAGAAAAACGTGTTCCTCGCGCCATCGTCCCTGGCGATCGCTGCGCTGGCCAAGGTCAAGCAGTGGGAAAGCCCGGGTAACCAGGTGACGTTCGCCGAGGACGTTTCCCGCGTGGTCGAGTACAACATCCTCGACACCTCCACTGAAGGCGATCTGCTCAACCGTTACGGCGTGAGCTACTACGCCCGCACCATCCTCGGCGGTTTCTCGCTGTTGGGTAAC